AGAAATTGGGCTTCCACCTGGGAAGCCCTTTCTTTTATAGTTCGGCTGTATGTAGGGTACAGCTCGATGAATTTGTTTGACGCGCAATAGTGACAGATTTGATTATCAATTCCTATTTTGTTCTAAGGATAAAACCTTAGGTTGTGATCATCCGCACAATCCCTTAGTAACGCCAGCGGTCATAGCGCTGATATTTCGGCACTTTTGGTGCTTTAATCGTCTTGATTACCCACACTACTGCAATCGCCAACAGCAGCCACGGCAACAACTTGATCATCAATGCCAGCATACCGCCGAGGAACATAATGGCCGTCGCCACAACCAGCGCGGCGATAATACCCAGCAACGAAACACCAGTGACCATCAACATGACAAAAAAGCCAATAACGAAAAGTAGTTCCAGCATGATGTTCTCCCAAAAATGAAATCTCTTGCTGCCATTACAAGAATCATGCCAAAAACTAATATATTGATTTATCAAAGAAAACGCCCCGCGACCGTGCGCAGGGCGTAGTGAATTTGACTACTTTATGGTGAAAAATTAACGCTTGTCCGCCACCAGTTTGAGCGCGTGTTCCAGCACGTTAATATCGGCACCTGCTTTATGGGCATTTTCACTTAAATAACGCCGCCACTGCCGCGCGCCAGGGATCCCCTGGAACAACCCCAACATATGGCGGGTGATATGACCGAGATACGTACCCTGGCTAAGCTCGCGTTCAATGTACGGATACATGGCTCGTACCACCGCCACCGGATCGGCATCGGTATCCGAGGAACCAAAAATCTCACGATCCACCGCCGCCAGAATGCCGGGGTTTTGATACGCCTCGCGCCCGACCATCACACCATCCATATGTTGCAAATGCGCTTTAGCCTCTTCCAGCGACTTAATACCACCGTTAATCGACATCGTCAGATGCGGGAAATCACGCTTCAGTTGATAGACGCGCGGGTAATCGAGCGGCGGGATTTCACGGTTTTCTTTCGGACTTAAACCAGAAAGCCAGGCTTTACGCGCGTGGATGATAAACATCTCGCATTCGCCTTTGCCGGAAACGGTGTTGATGAAATCACAGAGAAATTCATAACTGTCCTGATCATCAATGCCAATACGCGTTTTCACCGTCACCGGAATCGACACCACATCGCGCATCGCTTTCACGCAGTCGGCTACCAATTGCGCATTGCCCATCAGGCACGCGCCAAACATCCCGTTCTGCACCCGGTCAGATGGGCAGCCAACATTCAGGTTGATCTCATCGTATCCGCGCGCTTGTGCCAGCTTCGCACATTGCGCCAGCGCCGCCGGATCGCTTCCACCCAACTGCAACGCCACCGGATGCTCTTCTTCACTGTACGCCAGGTAATCACCTTTACCGTGAATAATCGCCCCGGTGGTCACCATTTCGGTATAGAGCAACGTATTGCGGGAAAGCAGACGCAGGAAATAGCGGCAGTGTCTGTCCGTCCAGTCGAGCATAGGAGCAATGCTAAACCGAGAATTCCAGTAAACACCAGTTTTTTCAGGCATCACGCTGGTTTGATTAATTTTTTGTGTTTCATGATTATCGTGCATTTTTGAACATTTCAGGCTATTTTTCTCGCGTTAGGTTCCCGCACAGGTTCCCACGTTTTATGGGAACCCGAAATAACGAGGTCGTGTAATGGCGTACTATAACATAGAGAAACGACTAAAATCCGATGGCACACCACGCTATCGCTGTAATGTGATTATCAAAGAAAAAGGTGTTATCACTTACAGGGAAAGCAAAACATTCCCTAAACATGCCCATGCCAAAACATGGGGTACACAGAAAGTGATGGAATTAGATCTATATGGCATTCCATCATCAAATGCAGTCGACGGACTTACAGTCCGTGACTTACTACACAAATATTTAAATGACCCAAATGCCGGAGGTAAAGCAGGCCGTACTAAAAGATATGTGCTGGAACTGCTTATGGATAGTGACATCTCCGCGATCAAACTATCCGAACTGACAGAAAATGACGTAATTGAACATTGCAGGCTAAGAAACAACGCTGGTGCAGGTCCAGCAACAGTCAGCCACGATGTTAGTTATCTTGGCAGTGTTCTGGATGCGGCCAAACCTGTATACGGAATTAATTACACATCAAACCCGGCGAAAAGCGCTCGTCCATATCTACTTAAACTTGGTTTGATTGGTAAATCAAACCGTCGTAATCGTAGACCAGCATCTGATGAACTGGACATGCTCATTGAAGGCCTTCAACAACGATCTACTCATAAATGCTCAAAAATTCCGTTCGTTGATATCCTCAAATTTTCTGTGTGGTCCTGTATGCGAATCGGAGAAGTATGCCGGTTACGATGGGAAGATCTCGACCAGGAACAAAAATCTATACTCGTAAGAGACAGGAAAGATCCACGCAAAAAGGAAGGCAACCACATGAAAGTAGCCTTGCTTGGGGAAGCCTGGGATATCGTCCAACGACAGCCCCAAAAATCGGAATTCATTTTTCCATATAACAGCACTTCTGTTACTGCGGGATTTCAGAGGGTAAGAAGCAAATTAGGTATTAAAGATCTGCGATACCATGATTTGCGTAGAGAAGGGGCAAGTCGCTTATTTGAGGCTGGTTTTAGTATTGAGGAAGTCGCCCAAGTTACAGGGCATCGTTCATTAAACGTGCTATGGCAGGTATATACCGAACTGTATCCGAAATCTTTACATAATCGTTTTGAAGAGCTCCAAAAGAGCAGAAATAAGACCTCTTAACACTGTTTATCCATACAGTTAAAAATAATACTGTATACAAACACAGTATAGAGGGACTTTTATGCGTATTGAAATCTGCATAGCCAAAGAAAAAATGACTAAAATGCCAACCGGTGCTGTGGATGCGTTAAAGGAAGAATTAACCCGACGCATCAGTAAACGTTATGACGATGTAGAGGTGATCGTAAAAGCCACCAGCAACGATGGCCTTTCTATTACGCGCACCGCCGATAAAGATTCAGCTAAAACTTTTGTTCAGGAGACTCTGAAAGATACCTGGGAATCTGCTGACGAGTGGTTTGTTCACTAATTAACACGTAAAATCGGTAACGGCTGGAAATCATTCAATACTCGCACTATCGAAAGTTCGCCAGCCAGCCGCAGCACGTTCTTGCATACGACGTGGCTGCGGCTTCCAACATTAGACAAATAACTCTTTAAGTTGCCTTTAAATTAATACCAGCACCGCGCCGGATGTCATCTGGCCTGAACTGCCGGAGGCGTAGGCCATTCAATATCTGGAGCACTGGAGGTATCAACCAGTTCCAGTGCGTCCAGATAATCCAGCCACAAATTATATTGCGCCAGTTCCTCACCTTTCAGACGACCAATAGCTGCTTTACCTGGCCATTGCCTGTTATTCATGTGCTCATTGGCAGTATCTATGCGCCGCTGACGCTCGTATTCTGCCATCTTTATCAGTTCTTCAGGTGCCAGTGGCGGAATATCACTCCATACGGGATAACCATCATCACCCGCAATCCTCATTTTTCCCTCCGGTGGCTTCTGAAATGCAGAAAAAGTTTCTTCATCAACCTCCACGCCTTTTTCTGGCCATAACCCCACGGATTCATAATGTAATTTCAAAGCCAACGGATAGAAGGCGTTAGTTTTTGCATCATAAATATATTTGTTCATTTTTATTTCCCTATTGCAATCCAGTTAGCGCCAGCACCCGTTCCGCCAGTACGAGAACTCATTAAATAAAATGCAAGTAGTCCGCCTCCTGCCGGAGTTGTCGCAAAGGCAGGGCAATCTGTCGCACCGTTAATTGCACTGTCAAAAGACGTGGCAATACGATAACCAGATGTAAAAGGAATCGGGAAGTTAACAGTTGTTGGATAGCCGATTGGCCCTGCAATACTGACGCCAAACTGTATGATTGTACCATCCGGAAATTTCATCCAGCCTGGCCCCGACGTGAAGCTAGCCATATCCGGGATCTGATTTACCCCGGTTCCAACCTCCCGTTTTGCCGCTTCTCCCAAACCAAGGTTTTCGAGAGCCGTTTTCACCGTGCCGTCCGATTTGATATCGCCAAACGGATTTTTGCGGCTTAACAGTAGCGCACTAAGCGCGGTAAGCAGCTGGTCGTGCCGCCCCTTCTCCAGGCTGGCACCGGATGCCTCCACCACGCCGCAAAGCTCCTCCTGCAACATGTCAAAGTAGTCATCATCCAGATCGGTGGCAGGTGTGCCGGTCTGGGGGTTACCACGGGTAAAACCGTTCTTACCCGCGCCGAACTTATCCTTCTGCGCGGTTTTCGTGTCTATACGATGCATGGATTACTCCGGATATTTAAAAATTACGTAGGTATGCGACGGGCAGAGTTTGTTAAGCACACACTCGACAACGGTGTCGCCCCAGATACGCAGCGCGGAATCACAGGGATCGCCACATGTCATCCAGGTGGTGTTGGTGGCAGCTGGCATGTTGACCTGCCAGTAATACCGCCATTCCGGCGCGTTCACAGCGTCAGTACAGGCCGATGAGCAGGTGAACGTGCTTTTGTCGTATCGCGTGATGGTAGCGTCTGGTCTGCCCAGGGCAGCAAGCTGTGCAAGGTAAAAATCCTCATTGATGCCGCCCGCCAGGTTAACCTTCGCATCCAGTCGTTGCTGACGCTGGCGAAGGGTCTGTGTCCCTGCGGGAATACATTCATCCGGCAGGCCGCACAGACGCTCCCAGCGATTTATCAGTTCGGTGGTGGTGCGCGGATCCAGCTCCCGCATCAGGGCATCCGCACGCTGATGAACGCGGGTTAATGACGGTGCCGCACCGGCAATCGCCGGATCGCTGGCTGACCACGCCGGACCGGGCGGCAACAGTGCTGACAACAGACGGATGTAATCATCGTTTGTCACGTCCATGAAATCGCCCCCAGAACCGCCAGTTCATTTTTCGCAATGGTGATATTGTCCGCCGGAGCAAGCAACTGATGGCTGTATTCCCCGTTCGCACCGGAAATCGCTTCACTGATACGCGACACCTTCAGTTCTCCCTGCGGATAACCATCACGCAGCAGGAACGAACGCAACTCGGCGGTGATGGCAGCCCGTATTTCCGGTGTATCCGGCGTCACACGGATATGAAAATCCACCGTATGTGCCACCGGCCTGAACACATACAAATCAGAGCCTGCCACCGGGGCCAGTGGCTCGATATGTTGTCTTGCCGCCGTTTCCGTTGATTCTTCCGGAATGGGATTAATCAGGTCACTGCTGGCAATCATCACACCGACAGTTCCCGTTCCCATCCAGTGACGGTATGTCCATGCGCGGGTAATACCGGGCACTTCTTTAGCCCAGACTACATAGTCCCCGTCAGCCCCGCCCTGCGGCGTCCAGTAATACCGCTCAATGACGCGGGCGCGCCACGTTTCCAGCTCTTCAGTATCAAATCCGCCTGTCAGGGTGTCAGCCACACCGGAAGACGGCAGACCATTCACCGGCGTGACCAGGATTAATGCCGTACCGTCGTCAGCGTTACCGACCGCGCCTGCATTTGAGCAGGCGATCGGCACGCGCAGGACACCACCGGAGCTGGTTGCATCGGCAGTTGCAGTATACTGAACCAGGTCATCGCGCTGAATAACACTCCCGGCGGTCACCTTCAGGCCATCGCTGACACCTTCCCAGCGCATATACCCGCTGGCAGCCGTGGCCCCCTTGCGCGGACACCGTTTCATCGCAGCATGTCGCGCCAGCCAGGACTCATCGCACAGGTCAGGCAGCATGTTCATTGCCAGATAATCGATGTACCCGTAAACCGTATGCAGCGCCGCCGCATACACCTTTGCCCGCACGTCTTCATCCATGCGCCGGAGCGTGTCGCTGACGTCCAGCCTGGCGAATAAATCGTTACGGAGCATACTGATATTTTCTGCCAGCGTCGGGCGCTGAAATTCACTGTCCGCCATGCGTTATCGCACTCCACAGATCATCAAAAGAAATCATTACCGGTCCGTCACGACGCCAGAGAGTGATACTGTTACCCAGTTCATTAATCCCGGTGCGGCGGATATCCAGATCAATACGGGACACCACGCCGTCATCAATCATCCATTGCAGGCATTCGCGGATATATCCCCTTACCGTCTGCACCAGTTGATTGGTCAGTTTGCTGCGCTGAAGCAGCCACAGTCGGGAGCCGTAACGGTCATTCTGTACCGCAGGCCAGGTATCCCCCCACCATCCCATCGGGACGTCGGCATTGTCATCAGGCTCCGCCCGCCGCCAGGTGAACAGGGAAATCACCACGGCGCGGGTCAGCGGATCCAGCGGTGCGCTGGCGCAGGTGCGTTTACCGTTCACCGTCAGCCACAGTTCCATCATGCCTCCATCGCTTTATCAGGTTTGTCGGTGTTACTGCCCTGACCGTTCTCTCTGTGACGATGCCCGTTATAGGCAAGCCGCATCGCTGACATGGTGGTACCGCCGGAGTCGCACAGGTCTTTCACCTGTCCTGTCACTTCCAGGTCCATTTCAAAACGTGCTTTAGGTGAATTACGAAACGTGATCGTTTTACCTGCACCGTCCACCACGATCCCCTCCCGGGTCAGTGTCACGGACTGCCCCTGATCGTCATAGACAGCCACCTCACCCGTCTGCAGCCCTTTCAGGCGGTAGCGCCGGTCCGACACCGTAACAACCACCGCATGAGAACGGTCGCCATCCGGAAACAACACCACCGCTTCCGCACCGCTGTTTGCCCTTGCGGTAAAACCGTAGGGTTCAAGATGTTCAACCCCGGCTTTGGGTTCACCTGCAATCAGGGACACATCCACGGTCTGACATTTCGTGGCGGCACTGATGCTTTTCACCACGGCCCGCCCAATCAGGCCGAGGAGTTGTCGCTGCATGGCTTCAATCGTCCTCATCAGAACGGGTCCTCCTGTACTCTGGCTTTTTTCTTTTTCCGCGCGCCGGGGGCTTCGGGTTCAGGCAGATAAGCATCAGGTGGGCCGACACGGATTTCCGTCAGGGTGCCGTTCTGGTCCTGAGTAAACGTGACTTCCGAAACAAGCAGTTCGGTATTGTCGAAACCACAGACCGGATCAAAGACAATCACCCGCTGGTTGGGCTGCCACAGCGTACCGTTACCCTGTCGCCAGCCCTGCACCACATAGGTGGTTTCATCCGTCCGCGCCGCCCGTTGTCTGGCTTCAAAGTCCGCACGGGCAATACAGCCTGCCCCCGTAGCCTGCCCTGTCTGCCTGATATACATCGGACGGTAACGGGCAATAAATGCGTCCTCTGTGCGGGCCCGCAGCGCGGTGGTGGTGGCCTCACCGAAATCATCGTCGTTTCCGGCACGCTGCCCCGCCACCTGGTAAACAGAAAACCGCTCCCGGATACTCTTCTCCGTATCGCAGGAAAGGATGTTTTCCCCGAGTACCAGCGCAGTATGTGCCCGCGTTGAGCCAATACCGCCAATCACCAGCCTGCCGTGCGGGTCGTCGTAAGCCAGTGCCTGCTGCTGACCGAGTATTTTGTTGATTACCTCAATCACCGTTTCACCGTGATCAGGCTGAACATCAGGAATAACACCCGACGGCGCACCGCTGTTCACCACCTCAATGCCGAAAGGCGCAGCAAGCGCCTGCGCAATCTGCACCAGCGAGCGTCCGTTAAACTGTGTCGGTTCGGCTGCACAGTCAATCAGGTCAGCCGTCAGACTACGTCCGGCAATACCGGTGCTGACCGAACGGGAATCGTAACGAACGGGCGTCGCCTCCACCCAGCCGGTGATCACCAGCTCATCACCAATCAGCACTTCCACTTTTGAACCGTTTTTAATGCGCGGCTGAAGCGTGGTGATACCCTCATCTCCCGGCCACTGGCGGGTGATCTCCACACTGAAATCCCGCGCCAGCCGTTCAATACCGGCACCGATGCGCACCGATGTCCAGCCATTCCACTCCCGGCCATTTACCCGTAGCGTGACATTGTCGTTCATTGCACTGGCACCTTCAGAGGGATCACCGGCACAAAGCCGGGATGCGTAATGGCATTACGCCGGATAATGTCCGCGTCACGCGCCGCGTTATCAAACCAGGTCGCCGCCAGCACCAGCGCGGGTAAAACCTCATCCGGTGTGCGCTGAATGATCCGTGCAGACTGTTCAAGGCGCGTGTTGATATCCGCATTCAGATCTGCTTTCACCCGGCGCAGCGCCAGAAACAGCGCATCGCTGGTTGTACGGGACAACTCCTTATCAATTGCCGTATTCAGTGTGTCGCGAATGTCAGTCAGTTCTTCCCACGTCGGCAGGTCAACCGTGTTTTTCACCGCCGGTGCATTGTTCAGTGCCGGATGCGTGACGGAAGGCCAGCCAGTGCTCTGCGCGGGTGTTGTTGCCTGCCCCACTGCGGAATTCTGCATCACCGCGGAAGTTGTTGGCGCAGGCAATCGGGTGACGGCATACGCCGCTTCGCTGATTGCGGTCGTACGAAGGGTGCTGGCAACCACGTTACGCTGCTGCGTCGCCGTGGCGGTGGTTTTACTGTCCGTTTTCCAGACGCCGCGCGGTTGTAGATCGCTGCCGAGGCTGACACCGGAAAGCGTTTTGATCATGGTGACCAGGTCGCTGGCGTTGCCATAAAGGCGTTTCCCGGTACGCCACATTTTCTGCACCTGCTCAACGAAATTTTTGCCTGACGATGGCGGCGGCAGAAGTACCGAGATATCCCCCTGCAACAGCCTGGCGGCATCCGATACGGCAGAATCCACCACTTTCATCGCATCAGAAACATACCCCAGCATTATGCTGGCATTACCGATAACGTCGTTCTGCACGAAATCCGCCACACCATCGATACTGAAACCGCTGAAGCTGTCACTGATGCAGTCATCCAGTGCAGAACAGGATGACATCAGCGTCTGCGCCGTCGCCGCACCTGATGTGGGGTAAGAGAGTTCACCTGCTTCGACAAACTTCAGGTCAAAGCGGACAATACGCCCTTCACTTTTCGATGTGCTGACCCGAACTTCCCCGTCAACACAGACTTTCAGCTCACCATATGTCGGGTGGACAAGCGTGCCGGGACCGGGTTTATTCAGCGCTTCAATCAGGCGATCGCGCTGGTCAAAGCAGTCATCTCCCACCACATAAGCTGTGATGGACGGGCGGAAAGTGACTTTTCCCAGATCTTCGGTATAGGGCTTGTCGCGGTTCGGGTATTCATGTGTTTCCACACGGCGACCGGTTCCCGCACTTTCTTCTTCAACCTTAAACGGCACACCTCGAAATGATGCTTCAAGTAGCTTTTCACGCCAGCCACTTCGAGAATCAGAGGATAGGTACGAAGAAATATGAGAAAAATCCATGGCGTCACCTCAAATAAAAACCGCGTGTAAACGCGGTTTTTTATTAGGTAATAAAATTAACGATCATAATCAACATTATGAGTATCTATTCTACATGATGAATAAGTAATTCCGCTTTCACCACTAATATTTACGCCAGCCTTTACCTTCCCTGTTTTCGTAACATCAACAAAGAATTGCCCTCTTGGCATTTTAAATGCAAAAGAGAAACCAATAATTTCCGAGTCAAAGTTATTTTCATCCTCACTAATTGGTACAATAAAAGTCAATGGTGCAGATTGTGAGTTATTTTCAAAATCAAAAGCACCAATGCTTTTATTAAACTCGTAGGATGCTTTTTTTATTAAAAGAGTTCCACTTGCCGACTTTGCTGGGCATATTACAGACAGTCTATTTATTCCCTCTACATCTAGATCTATATTCTTATCCGCTGAAGTTTTAACGTTATCTATAAAGTATGTAGCAAGCTGCTTTTCCGTTACTGGCTTCGCAAAGGAGTTTAATGGCAGTCCTACAGCCAACAACAATATAAACATTTTCTTCATATTCTCTCCTACATTCAGCACAAACTTTACCACTCAATAACCCTACTTGATTAAAGTAGTTATATTATCGTCTGAATGGAGAATACCCCACATCGTGCGTGATTTTCATCAGGGGATCGGCTTTGCCCGGTACATCAATTATCTTCATACTTGGCGGAGCATTCTCGAACGTGACTTTCAGCTCGCTGTGCTGTGTCATGGAAGAAGATGGATTCAACAGCGGAACATTGGGTTTGTACTGACTCAGGCTGGCCTGATACTGCTCGTACTCTTTACGATCAAAAAAAGGCGTCCAGTCTGAAGCCAGAAACAGCCCTTTATTATCCAGCCAGTTAACCGTATCTTCAGGAACAACACTTTCCAGAGTATCTTTAACCGGCTCATACATCAGGGTTCCCAGAAAACCATATACCCCGGCCTTCCCGATAAAGCCGCGGCCTTTCCCCATCAATCCCGTTTCTGCCGATACCTTCCCCAGCGTACGCATCTCTCTGGTCACTGCGGTAATGGATTTGGTAACGTCAGCAACCCATTTGGTTGCCATAAACAGGGCAATCGCTTTCAGAACAGTTTCCCATCCCCCCATCACCTGCGCTGTTTCATCCACCACGTGCCAGACTTTTTTTATGACAGGACCTACGGTTTCCCAATTATCAATAATGAGGTAAGCGCCACCAACCAGAAGAGCAATCAGCCCCTTAGCAGGCGTCATATTCATCACACCGCCGAGAACTTTCATGATTCTGGACAAAGAGCCTGCAGCGGCCCCCACTGTCAGTAAAGCCAGACCGATTTTAGCAATGGTCTTAACGAGCTCCGGGTTTTCACGGACAAACGTTCTCACTTCCTCAAGGAGCGGTTTTACCGCTTCAAGACCATCATTAACCTCAGGAAGAAACGTTTCCCCCAGAGTGGAAGAAATGGCATCAAGTTGATTTTGCAGAAGTAAAAGCTGGTTTTCCGTCGTCGCTGCCCTCGAAGCATATTCCTTCTGCATCGAACTGCCATACTGCTGGGAATCCGCAACCCGCCTGAAGTTGGTACGCAACAAATCAAGGTTAGTCAGCAGAGGTGCTATCGCGCCCAGAGACTCTTTCCCGAACAGGGCATTCAGCACAGCTGCCTGTTTTTCTTTAGGCACTTTAGCCATCGCATCCAGTACAGACAGCATGGTTCCCCGGGCATCTTTCTGCATATCAGCAGCTAATTTCTTCGGATTGATCCGCAGAAAACGTAATGCCTGTTTCTGCGATTTTGTCGCGGAATTTCCCGCGGTCAGGGAAAGCATGAAGTTCTTGATCCCTGTGGCGGCAATTTCTGACTCCACGCCCATCCCGGCAATGGTTGCCCCCATTGCCGCGATTTCGCCGGAAGCCACACCTGCAACACCACCTAAAGGACCAATACGCGTAACAATATCGGAGATTTTCTTCGCATTCGCCGGGCCGGTATTACCAAGGTAGTTGATTTTGTCAGCCAGCCCGGCCACTTCATCCTGCGTCATATTAAACGCAGTACGCCACTGGGCCATCATCTGCCCGGACTCTTCAGCCGTGGTATCAAAGGCCACGCCCATCTTCACCGCATCAGTGGCAAACTGCATCAGTTCATCACGTGCAATCCCGGCCTGACCGCCAGCCGCCACAATTTCCGCGATCCCGTCTGCAGACATGGGAAGCTCAGTAGACAAAGCGCGTACCTGCTCCGTCATGGCCTTAAACGCATCCGGCGTATCCAGACCGTCCACCACTTTGCGGACATCAGCCATCTTCGATTCAAGGGTGATGGCTGATTTTACAGGGAGTGCCAGTGCCCCCATTATTGCAGTACCCGCCCCGGCAGCGCCCAGAGCAAGGCTGGAGACTTCTTTCTGAAACCCCTTAAGCTGACGCTGCATACCTTTAAGCGGGCCGGATAGCCTGTCAACGGCGGTGATGATGGCTTTCAGCTGAAAATTATCAGCCATGCTTCATCTCCTCATTTATACGGACGGCCTCTGCCTCCAGATCAGCAAAGTGGGAAATAGCCGTACGGCGAAGTTCAAGGGGGTTTAATTTCCAGAACCACGCGACATTGTAGAATCGCTTCCGGAGGTCTCTTCCGTCTCCAAGCCGGTAAAAAAACGCATTACAATCATGCCTGCCTTGAAAATATCCAGCTTCGTCATCTGCGCTGCAGACGAGCGCGGGATCCCGGCCAGAAGCGGGATATATTTCAGCGCTACCTGACTGTCCATTTTCATACCACCATCAGGCGAAACAGAGAAAGGGAACCCCAGCGCCTCAATCTCGTCATACGTAGGCTCACGTATTTCCAGCACATGCAGTGTTTCTTTGTGGGCGATGATCGGTTTTTTAAGTACAAGCTCAATCACTGGTAATCCCCTTCTTCACCGTGGAACTCAAGATCAACCGTGCCTTCTTCGGCATTATGGTTCGCTTCACCGTGCAGCCAGGCAGACGACAATACATAGACCTGACCGTTCGCCAGCTCGGCAGTGATGGTCATCTCATCAGACGAGGTGATTTTGCTCACCGGAAAATTCTTCGGCACCTTGAAGGTCCCTTTGACATAAGGTGCACGGTGAGTTTCCTTGCGGTCCACTGAACCGTCCAGGCCGATGATGTCATCATTAACCGTCCTGTTCATGGGCACCTCAATGCCGCCGGTCAGCGATAGCTGCTGACCGTCAATTTTGAAATAACAGGTTCCCCCGATACGGGCCATTATGCAGACTCCTCTGAATACTGAAGACGGAACTGGTTAACCACGGCAAAGACACGCAACTGGTTAACATAGTCAGGCGGGAACAGCGTGTTCAGGCGGTTCGGATCGCTGGCATCACGCTCCACAACCAGGTACTGCTTAAACAGTTCGTAGTTTTCCACGATCCCCGCACGCTCAAGCTGACGGTAGGTTGCCAGCAGTTCCCCTTTGATCACCGCCGGTGTGACAATCGCCTGACCGGGACCAAAGCGGGTACCGTCGCTGGCAAGCTTGTGACGCCCGTACTTACTGGTAATGACGGATTTCAGTTTGCGCAGCACATACGCGCTGGTATGCAGCGTCTCGCTGTCGAGGTAGCTGTTATCCGCAACACCGTAAGCGTTTTTCCTGTACGTGGTGACATCACGCTGAATGCGCAGCACCCCGCTTTCGACATACGCCGTTGCCACGCCATGAGACAGCAGGGTCTGTTGTTCGGTCATCGTGAACCGTTTCCCCTTCGGCGCAGGCAGCATACCCACCAGCTCACCGGTCTGCGTGGGACGTGCCGGATCGTTGCGAATAAACACCGCTGCGCGGGCGGTACGGCTTGCCGCCAGCTCGTCGGCAGGCGTCTGGGTCTCTTTTTCGTATCCCGCCAGGGTAATGTGCTGCTGGTTAAACTGGTCACCTGCGGTCACCAGTTCTGACAGCGTGCCGATCTTTGCCGTATACACATGACCATACAGCTGACGCGCATAGCTCCAGCGACCGCTGGTATCGTTCATCTCGGTCACCAGCGTGTTAACGGAGGCCGTGTCGTTGAACGGCAGGCCGATATAATCAAACGGCTCATCCGCCATTGCAGCCACCGCGCCGGTGAGAACAGGAGCGCCCGTTCCGGCGGTACCCGTCGCCACGGCAATCTGTACGCCCGCTGGCAGCACTTCGCCCCCACCAAAGCCGTAGTAATTGAGGCTGACAGGAATTTCATTCCCGCAAAGCCCCTTATGACGCGCGGTCAGTGTGACCACGCCTGCCGAAGATGAGGCAGTAAACGGCAGGGTCTGAACGGCATTGATGGCATCCTGGATACTGCTGGCAATCGTCGCGACGTTATCGCCGTTGGTCACCGGTGCCTGCACGCGGGTACGTCCCACATAAACATTCACCGTGCCGGTTTCGGTTGCCGCGCCGGTCACCGTCAGCGTAACTGTTGCCGCCGCGCCCGTGGCTTCCGGAACGGCAATCACATACAGTTCACCAAACGGGTCGGTCTGGCGATAAGCCTCGACCATACGCGCCAGCTGACTTCCCGCACCACAAATCTGGCGTGCATAGTCTGCCGATGGCATCAGCACCAGACTGTTGGCAACAATCTCTGCACCGTTATTGGCATGACCAATCAGCAGCGATGCTCCGCTGTCCTGTGCAGTATTCGCCGCCGAGTTATCCATTTCCGCATAAAAAATCGGAACCAGCGTATTCGACGGAATGGTGTTAAAGCTCGTCATCGGTATTCACCTTTTCATTCACGCGCCGGATATCACCCGCTGCTTCACGGCGCAGCCAGTAGTTGTTCTCATCAACATTTCGCCCCTCGTCGGGCAAAAGGTCTCCGCGGGCAGGGTCAGGAACTGACCGCCCTTTAACAGGTTTCACAAACATGAAGATTCTCAGGAAGGAAGGGTTATTTCGGTGTGATGTTCGATATCGCCGTCAGGCCCGTTACCGGGATCGAGATAATCAACATCAATCGCCAGCGTTCGCAGTTCATCCAGACTGTTCAGGTCATCCTGCTGGCGGGTATCGTCTTCGGTCAGCTCGCTGATGACCGAAAAATCGAACTGATAAATCAGCTCATGACGATTCAGATCCAGCAGCGTGCCGCCGTCATAGGTAATCGGGTTACCGCACGCTTCCGGGTTCCAGCCCAGCAGAGCCTTAAAGAGCATCTGCCGGACATCGTCCACCACATCATACGAGGCAAACTGACCGCGCTCATCACGCCCGTTACTCAGTATGACAACCACGGAGAAGCCCTCTTTCAGCTCCTGCCAGTAGTCGGTCTGGCTTTTGTTTTCTCCCGGAGAGTCATCACCCGGTACCACATACGCCGCCGGGAGTCTCAGCTTTCCGACCTCCGGCAGATTTTTGAACTGTGCCGCGCCTGCTACCCGGTTTTCAAAATACGGGCAGCGGGCACGCAGCGCAGCAATAACAGGCGTCAGTTTCATCTGTGTCGTCGCTCCGGCTTCAGTGATTTACGCAATTCCCGCGCCAGAAAATAGCGTGTCCAGCTGCGGTTCTTTTCAAGCGTTTCCACCATAAAGTTATTACGTGGAGCCAGCCGCCAGCCGCTGCCACCGGATGCACCACGATGATGACTACGACGACGTTTTGCTCCTCCCCGGACACCAAAAAACAGAAACGCCGGATAGAAGTCACCAGAGATCATCCGGTTCCCCTTCCCGTTGCGCTGGTTAGGGGCAATGCGTGTCATAAAACCGGCTCGCTTTTTACTGGCTCTCGGCACCATGTAACCAATCGAACGAGCCAGGCGTCCGGTCTGATAACCGGGGTTTTCACCCGGTGCCGACCGCGCACGGCGCATCACCAGCCGACGGGCATCACGCATATGACGCTGCCCAATCGTGACAAACGCCCGCCGGACACGGGCGCGGTTAAAGCGCATCTCCGCGGGCTGCTGAACATCAACGTGAAAAAAGGGAGTCGCCATTGCTGCCTCCGTGACTCTGCGTAAATTCGCCCAGTTCCGTACACTCCAGCAGCAGAAAGCGCCGCGCCCCGTTCAGATCGCGCTGACGTTTCACCCGGTACACACTGTCATCACAGACCACCTCATAATCAGCAGTGATCCCCCGGCGGTAGCGAATGGTGATGTAATGGGTGATGGCGTCTCCGGTCTGCGCGGTTTCCTGCCAAGTGGTGGCACTGGTCTGGATAACCTTCGCCCATGCCCGGAACGCAACCGGGTATTGAGGCTCCACGCCAAAGTTATCCGCGGGCATATCCACCCGCTGGCGGATCAGGACGCGTTTATTCAGCTCGCCTGGGTCAGGCAGAATGTAGGTTGCGCTGGTCTGCGCCTGACGAATTTTCATAGTGGTATAAGGCGATAAGGAGCAACCAACCAGTTAAAGCTCATTGGCAACTCCATTTTCTCAACGTCTGTAACCGTTGAGCGGTTTTCGTAGAAATGGCTGACAAGTAGCAGGAGCGCCAGCTTCACATCATCAGATATCACAAGCCCATCAGGATCATCCGCAGGCCTGTCATCTACGGTTGCATACAACTTACGGTTAAGGAAGTTTTCCGTACGACTCTGAGCGGCCTTCCCAAGTAGTTCAAGCAACTCATCTTCATCAGAGAAATCATCATCCAGACGGAGCTGAAGCTTAATCTCTTCCATTTTTAACAGCATAAAACCTCCTGTGCCCGCCAGAACGCGGGCACAAAAAAACCGCATTACGCGGCGTGCTGTATTACGTAAAAAGACTAATCAACCACCAACGCTACCTTTCCCCACCAGCGCTTTAATGGCAGAGGTGTCTTCCAGGATACAGTCAAAACGATGGAAGGCCAGAAAACCGGTCTGATCATATTCCGCGTAACGCTCAACCAGACGTTTAAGAATCATGTATCGCACACGACGGATAATGAAGCGATCAAAGTCACCACAGAACATGAATTTTTTACCCGCCCCGATATCATCAATTTCCTGATCAATGACATACGGTACATTCAACACTGAAGCAGGTGCCACACCAACAATATCCGGCAACCATAAAGGGCGTCCCTGACCGTCTTCCATCTCACTGATCAGTTTCAGCGTATTATCGTTAAACGCCAGGCGGAATTTCGGCCCGCGACGATATGCGGGATCAATGCTGTGTTTCAGAGCCAGAATTTCCTGCCACTTCACAGTATTTGCCGCGGCAGTCTGTGTTGTGCCGGTCACAGATGCGACCAGCCCTTTGGGTTGTTTAGGCGTACCAGCACCAGTTCCCTGAATCAGATAACGGGCTTCACCACGACCAATACGTTCAGCAATGCGACGGGCAAGATAAGCTTCCATATCGATCGCGCTGTCCTGCAGCAACTCATTAGACACACGAATGATTTTCGATGTCATTTTGAGCGCCCCAAGACTTCCCATACCGAAATCGGTGTCTTCTTCACCGGCTTCTTCATTTTCGCCCAGCAGAACACCAACTTCGGAAGTACCATCAGCTGTTGCCCACTCCATAGTGCGACCGTCAGAAGTGGTCAGAATCTGCGCCACACTGGCGATGCCACCGTAGGATTTCATCTTCTCAACAACTTTCGCCAGGAATGTTTCTGGTACGGTATATCCGCCCTTTTCATCCTGAGCTACACCCTGGGCACGAAGTTCACGCAACGCCTTTCGTTCTTCTGATGTCAGCTCACTGGCACCGTGACGCATCCACTTATCAAAAACCTGAGCTCGTTTCTCATCCTGTTGCGGATTGTTTTCCGGATCAAGATTCTGACGCTGCTCTTCCTCATTGCTTTCAATGTACGCCTGATCCTGACGACGCAGTTCTTCTTCGCGTGCAATTCGTTCATCAAGCGCTTCCAGTTCGGATTTTGCTTTGTTCCACTCAGTGCGCTGCTCTTCCGTCCATGCGTTATCACCAATTTTTTCATTCAGGGCGCGCATGTCAGTTGCGATAGTATTACGTTTCTGTTTCAGTTCATGCAGTTTCATGATGTTTCCTTTACGCGTTAAGAAGGGTCAGGACGCGTTCACGCGCCATACGTTGATTAATGGCTTTCTGTAGCGCGCCACTGTTGCGCGCCTCCTGCCATGCTTTCATGGAGCGAACAGCCGAGTCAGCCTCCTGATAGGCAGGATATGTCACAGGACTGACATCCAGCAGACGGGAAAAGCGGGTTATCTCGCGAATAACAACCCCGTCCTCATCCTGATACCACTCCTCACCGTCACGGGCGACACGGAAAGCGAAAGATGACTGGTTAATATCTCCACGTTGCATCGGGGCCAGCACCAGATCACGAATGGTCTGTGTCTCCGGAGCCTGGATGTCATAGCGTAATCCGCGCTCATCAACTGAAAGATTCAGCGTGCCTGCTGCACTACGCCCAAGAATAAAATTAGGATCGTGGTTAAACAGTGCGCGTACATCATCACCAAGCACATCGTCAAAAGCACCGGGCCGGATGATTTCGCGGAATGAACCGAATATCAGCTCAGAACGACAGTCAAACACCGATCCATAACCGATAATGTGCGCCGGGTTATCGTCATGCCGCTCAGCACGCACCTCACCGCTGTAACAACGGATTTCACGGTCATTCATTGGTTTTTCCCTCATCGTTTTTTGGGGGCTTAAAATCTCCTGCCGGGTTAGCAGCATTCACGCTTACCAGCATCTCGTCCAGCCCTTCAACCGGATTCATATCCTCAAATGCGCGGGCCTCATTACGGCTCATCCATCCATCGGTAATAGCGAAGTGATAGAATTGCGCGCGCTCCTGCGGAGTTCCGCGTAAAAGCCCCGTCAGATTGAACCTGACGTAATACCCGGCGGCTAACTCAGCGCGGGTAAACAAGCGACGGTTAAGCTCCTGCTCCCAGTTCGTCACCCACGGCATCATCGTGTAGCGGACAAACTGAATCGCCTGCGCAGAAATATTGGAGAAGGTGGCTTTTTCGAGGTCATTAATCATGTGCGCAGGAATATTGAAAATACCGGCGATCATTGAACGGTTCAGTTTCATCATGTCAATGATCTGAGCGTCAACTGGCGACACAGTCAGTGCCTTGTAATCCAGATCGGCTGGCAGCAGCATGGTTTTGTTTTCCTGGCGGCGTAACGCCTGCGATGCCTTCTGCCACTGATCTTTAAGCCAGCCCCAGCTTTCCTTATTGAGTCCGCTTTTAACGGATACTATCCCCGCCGGACGGGCATTACCGCTGAAGAAGCTTTCTGTGTACTTCTGACCGCTCATCCCCATGCCTATTGTTTCGGCATGTTGCATAATCGGACTCAGCCCCATCTTCTGATTATTACCCAGCGCACGGATGTGGATCATATCGTCCGGACTGATCGCAAACGCCCCATATTCGTTGTACAAACCGTAGGTATATCGGCCACCAGTATTCATCAGCGTCGTTTCCCACGGCATACAGCAATCCAGGGATATGACTTCACCGCGACGATTACGTTTCACCCAGGTATACCCATTCCCCCAGCCAAGGATGTGACGTTGCTTCAGTTCGCGCCATTTGTAGCTGGTTTGCCAAGTATTGGGCTCATCATGAACCAGATAAAACGCAGGATGATCGCGTGCGGGTTCAACCTTCCTCTTGTGCCTGCGCATAACATGCAACGGCATCTGGGCAAGGCTGGAAGACAGGACATAGATACAGGAATACACCGCAGCCAGTTTCATCGCAGTCTCAGGACTGACATAAACGTCTGCCCGGAACAGCCCATCAGTATCAACGGCATCCCCGGTTATCGGGGTGGAAGGATTCTCCAGTGATTTACTTCTGAACAGAGCATCAAGCAGCACGCGTCCCCCTTCTGACCATAGCCAGTGCGCCCACCAGCAGTAAAGCACCGGACAGCATCAGAGCCGGAGCCATACCAAACTGCAGGTAAACCCCGCACGTAAGCAGGCCAAAACCAGCCAGCCCGATAACATCAGCAATTAGTGATTTCATAGAATTAAGAGATCATCGTCCGGATCAAGAGATGAGAGGAAATCGTCAGGTTCTTTGAGCATTGCCCGACCGATCGTCATAATCAGTGCAACCGCACCATCGATTTTGTTTTCCGCCTGCTCCTTGACGGGCTTCACTAAATCATCGTTACCTGGCATGTTTTTGCCGACCACATTGCCGATACACCAGGTCATGATGGGATTGCCGTCATGATGAAAGCGTCCCGATTCAATCGCTGCTTCCAGCTCTTTCATCGGATCGGACATATTGGCGAAGTTCTGGACGATAGTGACGGGATTCAGATCTTCATCAGCAAGGTCATGTGACAGCCCGGTCGCCCCGAAGGGGTCGATGGGTGACTCACTGACCGGGCTGATTTTGTTCGCCGCTTTGGCCTCTTCGAGGATGTAGCGATAATCCACCTCTGCACCATCGGTAACGGTCAGGACGCCCATTTCCACCCATTTCTGAAAGCGTTCGGCGGTCCGGCGATCTTCATTTTTCTCGACGCTGTACACCGTGTCATACGGTACCCAGAAACGCGGGGCCACACTGTAGTAATGCGTTTTACCGTCAATCTCGCGGGTATAAAGTCGCGCCATGCTGTTCATATCCAGCTTACGCGCCAGGTCAAAGGCCAGAATGCACGGCTGCCCCTCGAACTGCTCAAGGGTCAGTGATTTATCCTCGCAGCTCTGCCAGCTCACCAGGTTGAAATACGCCGAACGCGCCGACACCCAGATATTGAGGTGTTTTGTTTTAAAGACGTTTGCCAGACGGGCGTTATTTTTCGCACGTTGCTGCTGGCTTAACAAAAACTCGCGATAAACCGACACACCGATATTCGGGTTAGCTTTTTCAAGTATCTGCGGGTCGGTCCAGTCGTCGCCTTCGTCAACGGTATAGATGATCCCGAACAGTTCATCGTTGGGCACCGAGCCGTTGAGCATCTCGATGACTTCCCGCCGTTTGTCGTAGCACGGCCCCTCAATGTTGTACCCGGCGGTGGTAATGGCCCACATCAGTGGCTGGCGTCGCGCCCCCATCCCGGTAAGCATTGTGGTATAAAGCGCATCGGTGGCATGCTCGTGATATTCATCAACCACGGCACAGTGGGGTGATGAACCATCACCGGGGTTGCCGATCAGCGGTTCAAACCGCGCGCCATCCTCCGGACGGTTCATGTTTGAGGCGTTAACCTCAATCCCGAACGCTTCCGTCAGCATGGGTGTGCGTTTACACATCAGTCGCGCCGGACGAAAGACTTCCCACGCCTGTTTCTCTGTCGTGGCACCGGAATACACTTCCGCGCCAAACTCGTTATCACAGGCAAAACAATACAGGGCAACACCGGCAGAGATTGCCGATTTGCCGTTCTTACGGGGGATTTCGGTATACACCTCCCTGAAGCGGCGCAGCCGGGAGCCTTTATTGACCCAGCCAAACGCACAGCAGATCACAAATAGCTGCCACGGCTCCAGCGTGATGGGCATCCGTTTGAATGCCCACTCACCCTTGGTGTGCGGCAACAGCTGAATAAATTTCGCGGCCCGTTCAGCCAGGTCCTTGTCGAAGCGGTAACGAAACGACTTACTTTTTTCCGCCATCAGGTCATCAAGATGGCGCTGGCAGGCCTGAATCACAAACTGGCAGGCCACAATCTTTCCGCGCACGACATCACGGGCATACTGATTGGCAGCATTTACGTTGGGGTAAGATTTCCGGCTCATGATTCGATGATTTTCAGAAACGGGTTAGTGGCTTTCTTCTGCCCCGCCAGGCCAATCAGACGCTGGCGGCTGCTGGGGTCGAGTCCGAGCATTGCCCCCGTGCTGCTCATCTCGGACTCCTGTTCTTTTTTGGCGGTCAGCTCCGGATTTTTGACCCTGCCGCCCATTGCGCCGGTGATGGTGTTGCCCTGTATGGCAATATTTTTCACGGCACGTCGCCAGAACTCATAGGCCACGCACCACCGCTCAAGCACCGCGAGGTCAGTCACGCACAGCAGGCCCTGACCGCAGAGTTCTTTGGTTGTCAGTTGCCACATGATCGTGGCGAGAGGGAGATCTTCTTCAGCGAACCACTCCGGTGGCTCAACACCTTTGATGGGCGTAAAAACAGGTTCATCTTTGTTCAGGGCTCGCTTGCCGGGGTTTCCGGCCAGCGCCTTGCGCGCCGTTGGCTTGGGGCGACGCCCGGAACGCCCCGCCGTTCCAGCCATATGCGGCACTCCTGGTTAAATTTCATTTTTCGCGGGTGTAAAAAAACGATGGGGCGGGCAGTCCGGAAGACGTCAGGTCACAGAGATTTGACCCGCCCCTCCCCTCAGACAGTTGAGAATTATTATCACTTAAGTCGTTCACGGGCCGTCTTCGCCTTATGACACGGCCAGCACAGACTCTGCAGATTACAGTCGGCATCAGTGCCGCCATGCGCTTTAGGGATGATGTGGTCAACGGTTTTCGCCTCACGCACCACACCAGCACGCAGACATAACTGACACAGGCCTTTGTCACGCTTCAGGACACCCGCGCGGATACTGTCCCACTTCGAACCATAACCGCGCTGATGACGGGATTGTCCTGGCTTGTATTGCTTCCAGCCCTCGCTTTTGTGGCTTTCGCAATAGCCTGACGGATCAGTCGTGGTATTGCGGCAACCGCGAAAACGGCAGGCTTTTGGGGTTCGTGGTGGCATTTATATCCCCTCTTTGGTGCACGCTTACAATGCGTAAAAAAGCCTCGCATTAGCGAGGCTCGTTTATATCTTGAAGGTGAATACTTATTGTCTTATCTATCCACGGGAAACATTAAGATTATTACACCCGTTAGTTGGGAAATAAAACAAAATGCAGGTGGTTTATTTATTCTTTGCTGATTGCTTTCTGAATGGCATCGGCTAATGGTTCAATTAAGCCAATAGCTGCTTTTAATTCCTGTTCAAATTTTGCACTTGTAGCCTGACCACCTGCAGAAGAAAGTGAGGCCTTAACTAATTCAAGGGCAGCTTGAACAGCTATAACCCTCTGTTTTTGAGCTTGAGTTACAGGCTGAGCACCTATTCCTGAAGGGAAATAATTCTCTAACATTACAACCTCCGTATTAAAAAGTGAGGTTACACATTACCCTTAAGATTACTCTTAGTGAAGAGGTATCTCATAATTATCACCCTTACCAATAACGCTTGATGAAATTTGTAATGGACTGGCTCTTATTTCAACGCAACCACTTACCGCGCGCCAGATGCTTAACCTCAAACATTAGCAATGAGATGTTTAATCTGAATCCACTCCAGAAGTAATCACCACTCTGTCTACAGGGCCTGATGTGAAGGATGATGAGTAAAATTATCGCTATCATCGAAGGCATTGCGTCCTGATGTACTCCTGCAGGTAGTTAACCTGTGCGGTTATCCTGTCGATTCCACTTCGGAGACGGTAATAATTGAGTTCAGCATCTGCTGTAAGTCCTGGGCTTTCTCCATCGCCCATGCCGCTGGCTCCGGTCGTTGACTTTGCACAGGTGGCGGCGACTTGCAGGCGCTTACGCCCAGCAGAAACATCAGCACGGAGACTTTCGATAGTCGCGTTAGCATCAGCAAGCTCCTTTGTGTATCTGGCGTCAAGTTCTGCTACGTCACGTTGACGCTTCTGCATATCAGAGATAGTCGCCATAGCCGAATCTAATGCCATAGCATTCTCATCACGCTGCTTTTTGTATTCGATGGCTTTGCTGTGGTAATAATTTGCTGAACAGATAAAAGAACCAATGACAGTAACGAAGAATGCAGCGATAACCAGCTTATAGCTCAACTTCATTTACCACCCCGCCAGCCTCTTTGAATCGGGCAATCAGGTCACCGATTTTATGTTCATACTGACCGTAACCAGCGCCCGGCAGTGAAGCCCAGATATTGCTGCAACGATCGATAGCCTGACGAATATCGCCGCGATCAATCATCGGTAAAGCGCCACGCTCTTTAATCTGCTGCAATGCCACAGCATCCTGGCTTTTTGGAGAGAAGTCTTTCAGCCCAAGCTGCTTGCGGTAAGCATCCCACCAGCGTGAAAGAAGTTGATAACGGCCTGCAGCTGTTGATTTGAGTTTGGGGTTTAGCGTGACAAGTTTGCGAGGGTGATCGGAGTAATCAGTGAACAGTTCGCCACCAACAATAACATCATAACCGTGGTTACGTGTCGGTTGTCGCCCGTTATCCGTTCCTTCTGACCATGCCACCATATCAAGGAAAGCTTTACGCTGGGAATTTAGTGCCTGCATAAATTACTCCTTAGAGCCACCAAACTTATTACCGATTACTCGCATTGCAGCCCCACGAATAGCATCGACCCCGATCAGCCCAACGCCGCCACCAATGGCAACAGAAAGAGATTTAGGCCATCCGACATACTCAAGAGCGGATGCAAAAGTCAGCGTCAGAGCACCACAGAGCAAAATCTCGAGCGTTTTTCGTTTCCAGCCACCACCACCGCCAAAATAGGCAATACGTAAACCAGCCATAACGATCGACATAATCACTGCGCCCAGCGGTGTGTCTCCACGCCACCAGCTCTGGACCAACTCCAGCCAAGTATTTGGGTTATGAGGCATTTGTAGTTATCTCTCACCTCGCTAATACAGCAGGTGCAAATTGAGGGAACATCGTGTACCGCAAATCAGAAGCGGAAACGTCAAAGAAGCCGAACCAATGGATAACTGCGGAATAGGCAAGGACCAACGAATCCCCAGCCCCAGAAACGACAAAACCCGCTCGACGGCGGGTTTAAGCTGTGTGGCGAAGTAACCACTCTTAACAGATTACAATGTTTTTTGCGTACGCGTTAGCATTTTCGTAAAATACATTACCTTGCAACCATTTCAGTATAAAAAATGAGCACAGAATTAAAACTAAAGAAAATTATGGCATCGTCTAAAATTGAGCCATTTATTAGACATATTCGTTTTCCTTTTTTTAAAAACCTTGCAGAGGGTAGCAAGATTGATTTTGAGTATCCAATTACAGCATTAGTTGGTCAAAACGGGACCAATAAAAGTTCTGTTTTAAGAGCCCTATTCGGTTCTCCAAACAACTATTCTCTGGGTAGCTTATGGTTTTCTACAGATGTAGATGAGATTAAAGATGGTGGTCGTTCTAGATTTATTTATGGATATTATGACAAAGCTACTGATTCAATTGTTGAAGTAATTAAAACTCGAATCTCTAAAGAAAATGATCCTGATTACTGGGAACCATCCAGACCATTAAAATCCGACAACATGGCTCCAATGCCTAGTACAAAAATCTCAACCAATCAACTAAGGACTAGGTGGAAAGCTATTGACAAAAATGTAATATATTTAGATTTCAGAGCAACTATCAGTGCATTTGATAAGTTCTTTTATCACTCTGATTTTCATACATACCCTAAGAAAGATTATCTTAGAAAACGCAGTCAGATGCTAAAAGACATTATAGATAACGATCTTAAAAAATATCAACCTCATAAAGGAAAAAAAGACAAGCTATTTGTTAACACTTTATTAGAAAAAAGTAAGGTAGAGGCAATCAGCAAGATTTTAGGTCGCAAATACACAAGCATCCGCCTTATTGAACATAGCTTATTCACTAATGACAAAGCTCCCACAATTATTCTTCAATCAGAAAACTTAAAATATTCTGAAGCTTTCGCAGGCAGTGGGGAATTTGCTGTATCTATATTAGTGCATAAACTAATGGATAGCCCTGATGCATCTTTAATTCTGCTAGATGAACCTGAAGTATCACTTCACCCTTCTGCTCAATGTCAATTGATGGAATTTTTATCAGAACAAGCACTTAAAAAGAAACATCAAATTGTCATATCCACACATTCATCAACAATAGTAAAAGACTTGCCTAAAAATGCCATAAAATTATTCTGTCTGAATGATAAAGTAGGAAAGGTTGATGTTCTTCAAAATGTCAGCCCAGAAGAATCTTTCTTTATTCTTGGTGAACGCATTGATAAAAGAACCGTTATTGTAGAAGATCGGTTAGCGAAGAGGTTTGTAGAAAAGGCGCTTAAAGCGGGTGGTGAAGCATTATTAAACTCCTTCGAAGTAAAACATGTTCCTGGAGGAGCGGGAAGTATTCTTCAAACTTTGGCTGTGCCTTTATGTGTTGCCAATGTTAAAAACGTTATTTTCTTATTAGATGGTGACCAATCGAGAACTGATGATTATCCAACTTCTGATTCCATACCAGAAAATCAAAACACAAACCTTCAAAACATCATAAAAGAAATAACCAATCAAGATATAAAATTTAGTTGTGATGGTTCTAATGGCTCATCAAATAACAATCAAAAATACAAAATGCAAAGAAATTTTATCGATTTCATCCACGATAAAATTGCTTTTCTTCCTGTTTATACTCCTGAAGCATTTCTTATTGAGAATGTTCATGGTGATTATAAAGAATATAAAGATCAAATCCCCAAAAACATTCAAGATGCTAAAGAAATCACCAAAGAACTTTGTAAGTTAGACACAGGGTTGGAGAACGTTACCAGTGACGATATCTTTGAAACACAAATCAGAATTCTTAATAAAATACCAAATAATCATGAAGTGTTAACAAAAACTCGAGAGTTGCTGCAAATCTTTTTAGATAATGATACTATCAGACCAAGAGTGAGGTAGATAATGGCTAAAAAGATACACGTTTACGATTTCTTTTCCGGCTGCGGCGGAACCAGTGTAGGCCTAAAAGCGGTGGGAATGGAAATTATTTTCGGTTTAGATATTGATCTAGACTCCGCTAACACCTTTAAAATGAATAATCCATTTGCACATTTTATCAATGGTGATATCAAAGATACACACGTTGAGGAAATTAAGCATCTGGTTTGTGCGTCAACACAAAGCAAAGCTCTAACCCTTTTTTGTGGTTGTGCTCCATGTCAACCATTCTCGAAACAAAATAAAATACGGAACGAGGATGATCCGAGAAAAGATCTGCTTACTGAGTTTGCACGGTTTGTCTCTTATTATACGCCAGACTTTGTACTGGTAGAGAATGTACCAGGAATCCAAAATGTCGATATTAACAATGGAAATTTCCAGAAATTTCTTGAGGTTTTAGCACATCATCACTACAACGTTGATTTTGGTGTGATTCCTGCGTTGTGGTTCGGGGTTCCTCAAACACGTGAACGTTTTGTTTTACTGGCGTCAAAACACACGAATATTAAGCTTCCATCACAAACTCATGATGGATTAAAAACTCCGTATGCAACTGTCAGAGACTGGATCGGCGGATTACCTCCTATTGCTGCCGGTGAAACTCATAAAGATGTTATGGATCATACAGCAGCCAAACTATCTGATCTAAATATTAAACGTATTAAAGCGACTCCTGAGGGAAAAGGTAGAGAATCTTGGCCTGAAGAACTTATACTAAAATGCCATAAAAAATATAAAGGGCATACTGATGTTTATGGACGGCTTTCTTGGGACAAACCAGCAAGTGGATTAACAACTAGATGTATAAGCTATTCGAATGGACGTTTCGGACATCCAGAGCAAGATAGGGCTATTTCTGTTAGAGAGGCTGCGTTATTACAGACTTTCCCATTAGACTATTCCTTCACAGGCTCTTTAGTCTCGAAAGCCAAACAGATAGGGAATGCAGTCCCTCCCAAGATGGCTGAAGCTCTTGGAAGGGCTATCATCGCATCACTTTAAAAGCGGAGCCCTAGAGGGCTTCGCCTAACAATAATAGAATACCTGATATAAACCCTATAGCTCCCTGAAGCTCTTTTCTAATTGCTCCATCAGAGCATTTTCTTTTCTTAGCAATGGTGCGTAATGAGATACCAATCACAAAATGAGCAATGATCAGCTCATATTCTTCTGGTTTATACTTCCGCAGGCGGGCGACACAGCCATCAATCATGATGCCTTCATCATCATCGCACTGAATCCGGGACTTTCTGCCATGAGGTAAAAGCCCCTTGAAGCCAGCGGCTACCGGTTGCCAATCCACACCACTGTTCTCTGCCGCAGCCCACGCTCCCCAACGGTCTAATACTTCATACATATCACACATCAACTTTCTCCACCAAATCAGGCTAGCACACCAATTGCCAACGCACGGTCGATAAAACGAAATATCAGCTCCAGCTGGGAGCCATACTTCTCTTCAAATGCCACGGTATCCGCATGCAGCTCGTCGTGATGCTTTCTGCACAAAGGCAACACAAAGAGATCATGCGCTTTTGTACCCATTCCACCCTGACCGTGGCCTATCAGGTGGTGGGGATCATCAGCGGGCTTTCCACAACATGCACACGGCTGTGTCTTAACCCAGCGCGTGTACTTTTCATTAACCCAGCGGCGACGTTTTGGGCGTAACATAAAAGACTCCGGCGACTCCGGATCCACTTCCAGCGCCAGCACTTTTTTCGCTTTATCCTGGATGATGCTGGTGGCAGGAACCGAAGGCACAAGGTCACTTTCCCGGGTAACAGACGGCACAACAGGCTTCGGTAATCTAAGTGCCTTACGGGCTGCACTTTCCGGTAAGGCATCCGCCAGGTCATTACGAATCAGCCACCAGCACAGTTCCGGCATTGTCACAACGTGACTGTCATCAAAACCGAGATCCCGACGCACAACAGACAACACCCAGCGGGCACAGTTATCCGTTGCCATTGATTCCAGCCGTTCCGTGAACTGATCACGCAA